TCTGCATGACAACTGTCAATTGTAAATAAATATTCTCCTGTATAAAACTTTTTAGATGGTGCAAGATATTTAACTTTACATCCTGACAATGAAGCTTTTTCTATTACTGTAATGTGATAACTAAAAGCATCCCACAGTTCTAGTTCTTCTAACTCAATATCCAACTCAGTAGGACTATCAACAAAAGCACTAATAGGGAGCTTATCGTATAAAGCACCATATTCAGGCAGATACGTTTCAAAGTAAAGCGCTCGACCTTGGATAGATTTACAACTAACCCAAACACCTTCTACAAATTCTCCATGACCTTTTTGATGATCGTATAAATATTGTTTCTTAACATATACTTTAGTGGGGGGTAGATTGGCTACTAAGAACGACATACCTTAAGCGCTAGCTGCCCAACACAATATTAGTATAAATACTAATATAATAAATAACCAACGCATGCTGTTTATTTATCCCACTTAGCTTTAGCTCTTAATGCCCATCGTTCAAATGCTTTTGCGTCTATATCTTTTTTAACTAATGTAGCACCATCTGGTATTTCATTATATAAAGATATTACTTCACCATCTTCTACGTGCACGATACCCGGTCCACAAAAAGCATCCTTAACAAATTCTTTATTTTTCTTTTTCATTAATCTTACTTCTTTCATGCAAGACGATAATGATTTCATAGGAATATACTGTGTCATTTGTGTTTCTTGGTCATTCATATTTCCAAAAACAAACATTAAAATTACGCTAATGACTTCCATTTGCCCTCACTTTGTCTTCTAGTTTTTCTATATCAGCAATCATCTTTTCTATGTCCTGTTGTGCTCTTTTTATATTAACAGTATTGGACATCATTGACTCCATTTCTGTAGCCATACTTTCTAATTGCGTTGCCATAAATTCTATGAGCATATCTTGCTGAGCATCCGCAGGTAATGTACCCATTTCCCCACGAGGCCAGCCAATTCTAAATTCCGTGTTTTTCTCGACGTCAACAATCATCAACTTACCTTGGGTCTCAATATTATTTAAACGTTCTATTACACCAAAGTAGGCCCACACTCCAACCGCTGTAGCCCCGAGTATACTGAGAAGATTTCTCATAGGCATGCTGATCGCTGTGTTATCCGATACCTTCATTTTATGATCCCTTTTTCCATTTCTTAGATGGAGATTTAGTTTTGCTAGGACTCCACTTTACTTTATCCGCCCAATACGCCGCAGACATTTTACCTTTGGCAATATTCTTTGCGTGTCTAGATTTAAAAGCTTTACGTTGTCCTACTGTTTGATTAGTCTTTACTCCTGACTGACCAAACCTAATTGTTTTAATCTTGTCACCTTCTTTAGCTACAACTATATGTGACTTACCACTACCATCACTTAGACGTTTAGGTTTATTAAAACCTGATACACCAGCTCTTTTTAATCTTGGATCTGGTTTCTTCATTTCTTTGTCTTACCTTTTCTAAATACTTTTTGTAAAGTTTTAGCTTGAGCTGCATGTGACTTAGAAGCTTTCTTTAAACCTTTAATTACTTTGTTTACTTTTTTCTTTTGTTCAGGTTTCATCTATATCTCTTTGTTTTCTTTGCTATTGACTTTGGTTGTTTCGAGAATTGCTTCCCTTTCTTTTTCGCCGCTCTCTTGGCTTTTGTAGTCGCGGAGTATTCTGCGGAGCTCAAGGCCTTGATCGCTTTGGCTGGCAGGTATCTTTCTCCAGTAACGCTTGACTTCTTCCCAGACTTCGTTCGCCACTTTTGTTTCCCCCAATCCTTTAAACTTTTTTGGGCTCTAGTTAATGCCATTATGATTTATAACCACCACCAGCTGCTTTATATTTTTTAGCTAGCAGTTGAGCTTTACGAGCGGACCATTGTCCTGCGGCAGTACCATGGGTATTTTGCCCCTTTATTTGAGACAACAGTCTAGCCCGTAAACCTGGTTTAGTATATGGGTTAGCTTTAGATTTCTTTGTAGATTTCTTAGCTTTCTTTGCCATACTAACCTTTCTTTTTCTTTCCTTTATCCATAGTTTTTACGGAAGCATAAGCTCTTCTGCCTTTTGCTTTTTCCATACCTTTGGATTCATCTCTTCTAGATTTTAAAGATTGAGATTTTCCACCTCTATTTCTCATACCTAAAGATTCATCAAGTCTAGCATTGTAGCCTTGTTCTTTTTTCTTTTTCTTAGGTTTAGATTTTTTAGTTGTAGATGCCCCAGCAGAGAAAGGATTTGGTTTACTTCCTTTTCCTTGTCTTGGTTTTTTCATATCCATAGACTTGTTTCTTTGAAGGGCAGGTTTTTTTAGCGCGCTACTTGGCATAATATCCTCCTTATTGTCGCGTTATTTTAACTGCCGCATCCATTGTCTTGGCAGCGTCTTTTGCCATATCACTGGCAAATCTCATCTCAGCTTCTTTTAATCTAAGAGCACGATCTTCATCTTCGTTCTCATCAGTTGTCATAAGCTTAGCTTCTTCAAGATCCATCTTATCATTGTGCATCTTAAGTTTATTCATTTCAGATTGTGCACGTAATGCTAGATCTTGTTTTTGTATTTCTAATTGCTCATTCTTATCTGCTTCACCAGACATGATCTTAGCTTTCTCTTCATCAAACTGTAATACTTTATCAGAAGCGTTAGCTGCCATCATTGCAATTTGGTTTTGTACTTCTATTGGAAGTGGTTGACCTTGTTGCTGAGCCATCATTAATGCTTGTTGCATTTGTGGGTCATCAATCATTTGCATCATTTCTTGTTGGTACTTCATAGCTAAGTGTTCAGTTATGTGACCCATTAAGATTTGTTGCAGTTGTGGATTTTCTTTATAAGCAGGATTACGTAGTATAGTTCCATGAGTTACAATATGTGCATCATGGTTTTGATCCATCTGTGCTTGTAATGGTGTACCTTTCATAGCAGCCATGTTCTCTGTTATAGGATTAGCTGACATTGGTTGTTGTGATTGTGCTAAATATCTTTGTGGCTCTTCAACACCCATAGCTGCAAATAACTCCATACTAATTTGTTGCATGTTATAAGCTGCAGGGTTTTGTTGTGCTATAGACATAATAGCATTTATCTTTGCAATCCTATGTGCTTCAGTTGGCATATTAGGATCTGATACTGGAATAACATCAATTGATTTTAAATTGAAGTCTTCTCTGAAAACTTGCTGTGCACTGCCTGCGACTTCGTAAGGATACATATCAGGAAGATATTCGCTATCTAATCTAGCGAGAATACGCAGGTCTTTGGATTGAGCAGCGTGTAAGCGTTTGTGCACAGCGTTGAATAGCTTTGAAGATTGCTCTAACAAAGCCATTGTAGTACCGACAGGACCATAGTTAGAACCGTTTTCTACAACGGTATCGGTCGCATCGGCAAACTCTTTTGCAAGATTAGTTACATATTGCATTAACTGGAATAAAGTTCCAGATGGTTCTTTAAATGGTAATGGTTGTAAAGACTTACCTAAGTCTCCCGCAGGACTATTTACTTCTCTCCATTCACCTGGTGAGATAGGCTCGTCAGGGGCAAGTACACGTAAACCGTGTGCCTTGAAACCCCCTGGCAAGTTTGCAAATGTACCAGCATCAATTAGCTGGCGTAGGGAGGAGGTAGCTGTTTTAGTTAAGCCACCTATCAAATGTAAGTATCCATATCCATAAAAGCCTAAACCTGGAATCATAGTGTAATGCGTGAAATACATTTTCTTTTTCATTAGCATATCATCCGCATCCCAGTTTCTTCTTATAGATAAAACTTGTTCATCGGTTGTCATATGAACAATGTATGGAAGTTTTAATCCATCTTCATTTTCATATCCTGGTAAATCTACATTAGCATGTACTTCTAGTATTTCTACTTCGTCTTCTTCCATACCTGGTTTAGAACTACCTACAACTTCATTAGCAGTTTCTGTCGCACTTGTTTCTTCTATCTGAGTTTCGATAACATCTAAGTCACGGAACATTCCTGCTAGTTGTAATTTTTTAACTTGGTTTTTTGATAATGTATATTTATGTGTATACCTTTCTGCATTTTCTAAATTAGATGCAAAGTAGTTTACATAAAAGTCACTTGACTTTACAAATTCAGTACAAGCTCTTTGTTGGGTTGGATCCCAATATGTTTTCTTAAATGCTGTACCATATAAAGATACATAAAATAATAATCTGTCTAGTTCTGGTCCATACTCAGGCATTTGTATTTGCGTTTGCCAATTCATAAATTGACGAACACGACTTGCCTGTTCTTGTTTTTGCATAGTATCCATACCAATAATACGTGTACGTACTGGACCTTCGGTTGGAAATAATTCTTTATAAGTCTTTGCTTGAAATTTTACAACTGCTTGTGCTAATACAGGGTGAGTTGCACTACATGCCCCTGGAAAAGGTTCATCACCTTGATCATCTTTAAATCCTAAAAGAGTAACACCTTCTTCTGCAATCTCATCATACTCTGCTCTTGATTCTTTATCTCTTTCATAACCATCATATAATTCTGATGCTACATGTTGCAGGTCTGATTCTTCCATCATCTCTGCTAAGTTAGCATCATGTTCATCGACAAGGTTTTCTTCCTCATCAAACATACCCATAGCTTCTGCAGCTTCTAATTCTACATCGTCATCTATTTCTATTTCAATAGATTCTTCACCATCGGGCATTTGTACAGAAGTAATTGCTTCTTCTAACTCTATCTTTTTTTCTATTGCCATTTTGTATCCTTACTAATAATAAAAGCCTTTACGCTTTCCGTGCTCTATATGCTTTCTATTATACACGCTTTGTTCAGCCTTGTCAACCCACGTATTGGCGCTGTGATCTACGTATCCACCATTACGCATCCATATTAAAGCCTGTGTAACTGTGTCCATATAATCATCATGACTGCCTGTAGGAAAGGTTCTTGCTTCTTCCATAACCTCTTGTGCCCATGATTTATCAAAAGGTGCAAATATCCTACCATTATGGAATAAACCTGTAATAGAATACGCTCTTGCTACTTTATCTCTATCAGGATTGTATTCAAATATAGGCAAACCTGTCATACGTAAGTCTTGTATTAAAGATTGACCTGATGCTTTCTTCTCTACGATAATAGTATCTGGAGAATGCATGTCATATTTCTCTAATGCCTTTTCTCTAAGCGTAGGATAGTCCCATCTACCACGTTCTGCCCCCAATAAGCATAAGTTAGGGGCACTAAGATCCCCACCAAATACGCCCCATGTTGTAATAGCAGAGTAATCGGCACTGGTTTTTGTAGAAAATGCAGTATCCCATGATTGTATTATGTAATCACACTCAGGTGCATAGTCATGTACCCAATTCTGCCACCAATCTGCCTTGATTATGTTACCTTCTTCAGAAGATGGTGCTTGTCCGTACAATGCATCAAACTTAAACGCAGGAGTATTGTTTTTTGTACGTATAATTTCTTCAGTTGTCCAACAAAATCCTTTTTCTTTGTCTGATTCTGGCCAAAATGACTCACCTAACTCTAGATTAGTGTATTCTTCTGTTAAATATCCTTGAGTTATTAAATCTGTTCTAGCATCTTCTAGTTTATCTAGTGATTCAGACGTATTTAACGCAGGAATACGTACAACTTCCCACTTATCTGCCATAGGTGCAGAGCCTTCTTGCTCTAATAAGTAACCTGCTAAGTCATTTTCATGCCATCTTGTCATAACAAGGACTATTTTTCCACCAGGCATAAGCCTTGTACGTAGACCAGACGCGTACCATTCGTTTAAACTGTCTCTTCTTGTTTTAGAAAACGCATCTTGCTCTGATATAGGGTCATCAATAATAGCTAAGTGTGCACCAAACCCTGCAATACCTGAACCAGAACCAGCTGCTAGGAAAGATCCTGCTTGTTTCTTCTTATGTTCAAGCGCCCATGAGTTTGCCGCTCTATTATCTTTACGAATATTTGTTTGAGGAAAGATTGATTTGTATGCAGACGTGTTTATAATATCACGAATTGCTCTACCAAATCTAGTTGCAAGATCATCACTGTGTGATACAGCTATTTCTTGCCAATATGGATTACGACCCAACGCCCATGCTGGGAAGTATGTAGATGTAATTAAAGATTTACTAGAACGTGGTGATATAAAAACCATAAGACGATCTATCTCGTCTTTTTCTAATCGCATAAGTTGATCACATAAAACTCTGTGATGTGGACCAACACTAAACGATGGGTTCATTAGCATTACAAATGCTAATAAATCATCACGTGCTTGTTGGATGGCTAGCCTTGTGGCTGCATCCCTATCTTCATTTGTTAACGACATACGCCTTACCACCCCATAATGCTAACTGTTCGTATAGATTAGCGGGAGGATTACTTGCGTTATATTCCTCAAGTGTTGGCGTTAATACGCGTGTGCTCATACTATCTCCTGTGTTAGTTGAGTTATTTAGTTACTTTAGTTACTTTACCCACTGAAGGTTTTGCACCATTAGGCATATTGTATAAATCATATACATGTACGCCGTCATTATAATCATACTCTTCTGCAGTCTCAGTCCAAGTAAAAGTATTATTTTTTCCTTGTTTTGCTTTTGCAGTATATCTAGTATTATTATATGGTCCTTCAACTGGATGTGACTTAACTGTTTTAATTTCGCCCATTGTTTCTCCTAGAAGTTTTTCTTAAATCCAATGGAAAACTTTTGTTCCTCTGGATCTATACTGACAGAAAATCCGTCAGGTATTTTGTTTGAGATCTTTTGAAAGCCACTTTCTACTTTGTCACCGCCTGGTAATTTTGAAATACCCCATGCCGTAGCACCCAGTAAAGCTTTCTTTGCTTCTCTCTTTGCTCTGTCTTGAACGAAGTCTTTAGCTTCATCCAAGGTAAAGTCTCTTGTTTTAAAGTTAGACAATTACTTTCTACCTCTTGATAAAAGTTCTTCGTCTCTTTTTTTCTTTCTATCAGCTTGAGCTTTGTTAGCTTTCTTTGCAGAAGACTTCATTGCATTAGCGGAAATAAATCCACCACGTTTAGCATCTCTGTTGTCTGCTGCTTTTTTATCAGAAGCTTTCTTAGCCGCTTTAGCTTTAGCTCTTGCTCTTCTATCTTTTTCCGCTTTCATGACTTGACTGTCTTTAGCTCTTGGCATTTTCTCAGTTACGCCCGCAGCTCTTTTGTTAGCTTCTCTAGAAGTTTCTTTTTTAGGTTTGTCTTTTCTTTTAATCTCTGATGCTTTAGCTTTCTTTGTACCAAAGATTTTTTCTTTAATCTTTTTTACCAAACTTTTCTTTTTTGGTTTTTGCTTTTGTTGTGGTCTAGGTTTCGCATTCTTCATATTTCTTTTAGTCTGCGAATCCTTGTATGCTTTTCTTGATTTTTTTATTGATGCTGCTCCTGGCATTATGCCCCCTTTGCTGCTTTAAGTTTTGGTGTGGCGATACGTTTTAATCTTTCAACGTCTCGCGCTATATCTGCTTCTGAATTGCCTGTAGCGAAAGCATTAGTTACTTCCATCTCGGTAATGTTTTTATCTGTCCACATTGCCTGATGCTTACCTAATAGTTCTAAGGAGCGGATAGCCGCGTTGTAATCGCCCTCTTGTTCAGTCTTTTCAGCGATACGTACTAGGCGT